GGTGCCTGCAATCCATGATTCGACCAATCCAGAGATATCTACCTCCAAATCTCCTATGCCGCTAGAAAGGTGCTGTACATATGTTGGGGAATCGTGATAATCGCCCCCCACTGTTGTCCATGTACCGATGCCGGCAGAGCTAGAGCCTGACGCGTTCATCCAGTTGGATCCCACGCCGTCTTTAGTTAGATCTTTATAGTTCTCTAGATCCAAGCCGTCACCCTCTTCCCAAGATTGTGAAACAGCCTGCACAACAAGTTTATAATCTTTGGGAACTGCCTTGCTCGACTTTGAGGCAAATAATCTTAAATAAAAGCTGACGCTACCGCTAGCAGGAAGTGTGGCGGCAGATCTATCAGAAGAGATGTCGCTAATAGGAAACTTAACTAAAATTCGAGATAATTCTTGGGATGCGGATGCCGCAGAACTACTTGGAGTTTGGCGCCCGTAAATGGAAAATACTTCCATTATATCAGATTGGCCAGAATTTGAACCAGTTCCACGAGTAGACAAGTTAGACTGGTATGCATTCACAATTGTATTGTCGGCATCGGCCTTGTATCTTTTTATACCCATTATCTAACCTTCCCTTTGATGTCGGTCTCTGGAAATTTAATCTCTGCAACAGCGTTTACGGGGATTATCAAATAATCTCCATCGGGAGACATGTTTCTATTTATATTAATCGTGGCGCTCGAATAATTTGTGCCCGTTTTGTTCACAAATTTAGCGGTTACAACATCTAATACGCCCTCCGCATTTTTTAATGCAGAGTACACATCGCTAAGGTAGAGTGGTTCTCCAATAAACAAGCTGTTGCCAAAGTGTTCTTTTAGCGCCTCAACGCAGTTATCAAGAGCTAAATACTTATCGGACCCGGGAGTAACTTTTATTACAAACTCAATCCCCAAGTTAATGATGAAGGGGTCTAAAATATCAACCGTATCGTTGATCATTCTATGATGATTTAACCAAATTTTTAAATTTTGTTTTATTGTGGAGTTTGTTTTAGTGAATTTACCAAACGAGTCTTCAGAGATAACGTACATGTTTAGGTTTCTTTTTTGAGAATCAGGATCTTTCTGAATTGAAACGCGCTTAATGGAACCAAATTTAGCCGGCATTCTGTATGCCAAACTTTCATAATCTGCTTGCGTTACGGCGCGATTCTGTGTCGGGAATGTGTCGAAAATTCTTTGCTTAATCTCATCAGAATTGGGATTGGTTACATCTCCCATTATTGGGGTTTCATTATATACTTCAAGCGAACCAATTACGGTAGATATGGTACCCTCCGATAACAAGCTGCGATCTTCAAACTCCATGTCGACTCCATTAACCTGTGTAAGTGCTCCTGCGGCCGCATTTGAATTGCGTGGGTTGGTGGTGCGCAAGGTAACCGTCAAGGTCGTATTTTGTGGTACAAGACCCAGGCTCTCATTTTTTACCAACCTTGTGGGATCAAAAGTCGTATCAGTAACATATGTCTTTCCAAAAACATCCATCGCAACTGCTTGCGGAGATGCCACAACGCTTGATTCATTCGCCTTTCCGCTACCAAATTGTAGATAAGTGTTATTCAGGTCTCTTTCTACGGTAAACTTTCTAGATACTAAAAATGGTTTTATAATTGATGGTACATTATCGTTTTTATAATTTGAATTCTTTAATTCTTTAAAGACCGTATCTTGCGCCAAGTAGTCCACCTCAAAATATTCATTTCCTTCTGAATCGAAAACTGAAATAACCTCCGACACGTTGGGGGTACCCATTTTAACGCTTTTAAATCTTTCGTACGCGCCGACCGTAATCTGCTCTGTCTTATAAATCCCGGAAACAACGGTAGCATAAGCTTTTATTGCAAAGTATGTGGGGGCACCGGTGGTCGGGTCAGTCCTAGCAACTACTATCGGGTACCTTGGATTAGCAAAGTCGATATTTTCAGTTAGTACAAAATTTAATCCACTATCAGTTGAGAACGTAGAGCCTCTTTTTAATATCGGCAAATAGGCACCATCAGGGCCTAACGAAGTAGAAGATGCCGGCACAATAACATATAAAGCAGCCGTTCCGAATGTTGAAGGGCGCCCTTGATATTTATAGCCTAATGCGCGGCCATGGCGCAGAACATTATTAAATTGATATGCCGTATCTAAAAACGATTCATTAACATTGTAATCCATGTAAAAAGATAACTGATCCGAAACATATGCAACGGCATCGAGCATCAAAGATCCAAAAGAAGCCTCGCTAAAGTCTTGAAAGGAATCTGGGTACAATCTTTCTGCTATTTCCAGCAAATCTCGCCTAATAGATTGATATTCTCTACTAGTGTAATTGATCGGCATTATTTTCTTTTGATTTTTTGCCATTTAAAAGTCCTCTTTTTTAAATAGTGAACTCTAACATTTCAGTTATTCCAATATCTGGTATCGAATAATGAATGGCGAGTCCAAGAATATTTCTATCCATTGCCTTGTTATCAAAATAAATTTGATTAATTTTAACAACAGGCATAAACAAGCTCACTTGCTCATTTATCTTTGTTTCAATTAAATTATATGTCTGTGAACCAAAATTTTGAAATAAGTAGTTTCTAATTCCAACACCGAAGTCTGGATTCATGACTCTTTCACCCGGGGCAGTTAGTATCAGCATTTTTAAATTCTGTCTCACTAATGTTTGAAAATCTTTAATCATCGTGAAGCCATCAATCGAATCTCTCGTAATCGGTAGCGCAACTGCAAAGGAAGACATATTCTATAACCTCTTAATAAATAGCTATTTTAATCATTTGTGTCGCATAATTCGCCTTTTGCGTTCGTGGGGTTGGGACGAATCTTTCTTCTTTGCCACCAAGAAAGCAATCCAGCACCCGGAGATGGCATTAATCTTGCTTTAAGATTTTTCATAAATATGGCACCAGCATTGGAATTATTGTCTCCGGGCTTAAAGTCGCGTGAGTTATAATATGCTCTGAACATTTTCTTGATTCTGCTCTTACTATTTCTCAGTAGAACACGGTCCCAATTATCCCACTCTTTTACAAACATGCCCCCGAATGGACCCGGATCACGATCTCGATAGTGCTGCCACCCTTCCGCACCAAAGGTGCCACTATTCCCCACGTCGACACTCAAAAGTTCTCTCTGGTACGTGTCGTCTGGCCAGTTTGGAGAGGTTACCTCGATGGTTTTTCTAATATATCTCAAGAAGCCAATCATGCCGGGCTTATGATAAACTCCTTTATATTTATTTTTCGCGCCGTCTGTGGCGCTTATATTCAACCAATCAGTTTTGTCTGCCTTGTCCAGAGCGAACGGATTCACCCACGATACCCCTGCTGTGGTGGTGGACCCGGTGTCTTTTGTGGGGACAAAGCGATATGCATCGTTCGGGCCGACCGTCACCTCACCCACAGAAGATAAGAAGCCCATATCATTATATATGGCCAAGATTGCAAGCACTTTTTTGATGGAGAAGATGTAACTCGTCATAACTTTGTATAGCGGATCTTTCTTGAGCATCATCAGCAAACAATGTAATAGTTTGCTGCTACCATTAAATGGCTGCGCCTGAGCGCAGTACACATCCAACGAATCAACTTCTACGGTCGTAATTAGTGTATCTCTATAATAGAAAGCTATACCATATCGCACTCCCATCTCGCCTTCGATCCCAACTGTGGAGCCGGCTTCATCTTTTACTTCTCTCATTGAGCCGGGCCATACTTCTGAAATTCTTGTTGAGCTAGCGCCGGGAACGGATTTAATCATCCTAACTCCGGCACTAGTGGTATGTTTTGCCCCATCGAGGCTTATATACTTTTCAATTTTGAAAATCTGATCACCAGAAACAGATGCACTCCCATACTCTGGAATATCTCCCAAGGGCCTAAACACGTTAGTAGCTGTAGGGCCGGAGGTGCCTTTTCCATCGAAATTACCGGGCTTTTCATCCTCCGGGGGGACGTATGACCATTCTTCAGCGTCGTCGTCAACCGCGGGGATGCGATCGCCTGAGTTGTCATCGCGCGCGACACCCTTTTGGATTGTACCAACAATTACTGAGGCTGCCACACGCCTCAATAGATCTTGGCTTGAGCCGGCTTCTCCTTCCATGGCATGCTCTTCGCCGGTATAATATACAGTGTCTCCATATTCATCCACCCAGCTGTGATAATATCCAACATATTCATCTCCAAAGTCGAAACCATTATCAGGATCGTTGTCTTGGGCAATT